CTATGCATACCCATCCCCTAACTATGCAGTAACTGATCCTAAAAACTAATCTAATTAGTTAGATCAGAAAAAAATAAACTTTAATAGATCTTGGAGAAAAGATCTTAAAATTATTTTCAAGCTTTTGAAAATCCGATGACGACTCCCCATAGACCACTACGGTCTATGGGGTTGATTGTGTCTAATTAAAGTTATAACTTGATTTGTACAATATTAGTTTCTGATACTCTATTTGTTATATCTGCGGCAAATTCTAATTGTTCTTTTAATTCTGGAAATACATAGATATCAAACTGTTTATCTTTAGATTCTTTTATACCATCTAAGTCCTCTTCTAATCCTTCTCCATTTCCTAGGTAAGTATAATTAAATACTCCTACCATATCTTTCCTATAGGCACAGAAGTTATATGTGACAACTGTTTTAATAAAATTCTTTAAAGAGTTTACATCTCCTCTTAGAGCTATATTCCCACAATCCTCAATACAAGATATATACTCTATTACATTTTCTATTTTTCTAATATTAGAATCTTTAAATACTCTTTCGTTTCCAAAATACAAAGCTCTATAATCTTTTATAAGAATTGTGTTAATCAGCATTTTACCAAATAAATCTATTATAGGAACCATATTATTGATTCTATCTAATCCAGTAAGCTTCTTTAAATCAAATAGCTTCATATTATCATATAATTCTTGACCATCTAATTCTAATAAAGTATCAGGTTTTTTATCCTTTGGGTCTTTAATAATTATATTTGCTGATAATTCATTGAACCTATAATAATTTGGTACAGAATAAATTCTTTTATTACTTTTGCTTTCAAAATTTTCCATTATTGCCATTTCGACTTTTTCCATTATTATCTCCTCCTTACTAATATATCACCACTATAGTATATAAGTAAAAAAAAATAAAGAGAGAGCTTAGTCTCTCTTTATTTTATAATTTTATTTGATACCCCTTAGATCTATCGTACCTCCATTATACTTGTAATATGGTTCTCCATCCCAATTTGTCATATATAACGCTGGGAATCTTACATGTTTATTTCCAGAAAGTTTCAAACCTTTTAGCAGATAATGATACATCTCACTTTGAGTCATATTTGAATCTCTCAAAACGATATTGAGATGAGATCTCTCAATTACTACACCTCTCTCATCTTTAACAACATAATTGCTTTCGTTTAATACCGTTCTAATAAATTTTCTTATTTCACGGTCATATCCACGTATAGCAAATGGCACAAATCTATCTATGATATAACTATAACAAATTATTTCATTACGTTCTCCACCTACAATGCAACGGTGTTTCATTTTAACTATATCATTCTTTATCATATTCCTAAAGAAAGACAAAAGTTGATATTTATCATCTATAGAACGTGCTTTGATGCATTTGATTATATCTTTAAAAACTTTTGATCGATCACCTTTTTTATTATTATTAAACAATTTAACTAATTTGCAATCTTGGCTTTCTAATGATGTATAATCAATACCATTTTTGCTTAGTTTTACCCCATATGCATTTTTAATTTCCATTTTTATAATCTCCTTTTCTTAAAATAAAAAATAAAATGAAATTAAATCTAATAGACTCCCACGTCTATCTCATTATTATAGTATATAATTATAACCAATTTTAGAAAAAAAAATAAAGAGAGACTAAGCTCTCTTTATTTTCTACCAGCAGTAATATGGAAGCTCAGCATACTCTGTAGGTAATTGATCTTCCGTAGCAGTAAATATGTCCTCTATACCTAGCCAAGGCATAATTTTTAAATCCTCCTCTGATAGATCTCTCATAAAAGGTTTGACACCTTCTATTATTAGATCAATCAGTTTACTCCTCCCCCCTACTTCTGTTACCAGTTCTGATATATTGTAGACCATTGTATCAACCTCTCCTTTTGTATTTACATACTTATCAGAGCCTTCCATGGTCATAAACAAACAATTTAATAATTTTTTTAATTCAGTAGTATCACTACCTCGAATAATAAATTGAAATGCAGTCACAGATGAAATAGCTCTGTATTCTGTTTTATAATCCTCATATTGTTTCTCACGAGTATCTTCTAAATACTCGTAATAACTTATAGATCTTTTTGTAACAGAAAATGTATTGTCATATCCCTTCTTAAAAAACTCTACAATGGAGTCGATATTAAGATCATATCCAGAACCCTCAATTACTGCTCTCAAGCTGTATACTTGATCGCTCCAACTGTCGATACTTTTATTAAAGATAACATGATCATTTTTAATCTTTTTATCATTTCTAAAATAGAGACCAGATTCGATAGGGAATGAATCTGAAACGCCATTATCTGTATTGAAAGTATTAGCCAAAAACATATTATTATCTCCTTTATTTTAAAACAAAATATCCAATAGACTCTCACGTCTATTTCACTATTATAGTATATAATTATAAAAAAAAATATTTTACAAAAAAAGAAGAGAACTAAGTTCTCTTCTTATATCTTATACTGGGCAACTATAAGCGCGTTGCTCGTAATATGCCCTGTCGATGCTGAAGTTTTCAACTTCAACATCTTCGAAATCTTCTTTCAATTCTGAAAAGTCTATTTTCTTTAAAATATATTTACAAAATTGGTTTATATCGCCTTTAAACTCCTCTATTAGGATTTTATTTATTGATGATCTAGAAATAATTGATTTAGGAACACCATTTTTATAATCGCCTAAATCTTTTTCTACCTCATTAGCCATAAATATAACAGTTTTAATAAATTTTTCAATCTCCTTTCTACTTCCTCTTATTGCCAATGGGGAATTATTTTCTGTTTCATAAGCATATAAAGTTTCGCCATCCTCCACATAGCGATACTCCATATGTGTATCTAAATAGGATACCCAATATTTCTCTTTAATAATATCATTTTCGATAGCATTATTAAAGAATTTTACCACAGAAGCTTTATCAGTAGCAACTTTATTCAAATAATTGGCTACTAAATGAAGTTCATAATCGAACATACATCCGTCGAATATTTCGATGGATTTATTAACTCTTATGAGGTCATCCACCACATCATATTCTTTTTTTAGCAATTCTACTTCACAGATAGATTTAAATTTTAACATTGTTATTTCCTCCTATTAATTAAACCAATAGACTCCCACATCTATTTCACTATTATAGTATATAATCATAAAAGGCATGAATTACAAAAAAAGAAGTAAGGAATTATTCCTTACTTCTTGATTTATTTAAAATACAGGATATCCAAGATCGTCTATAAAATCATGTTTATTAAAGACATATTCTTTTGTTTTAGTAAGAACCACATCTGAATTTCTATATAATCCTAATCCTCTCCAGACATGCCATTTACTTAGCATATTAGAAATAATAGATAGATTTTTAGATTCATAAATATTATTATTAGTTAGATCAATCTCTAGATATCTAGCTATATTTATTATAGATCTAAAATCTAAGTCTTTAATCTCAGTAGTTAGTGATTCACATAATGAACCTTTGAACTTCTCATTATCTTTTGTAACAGTATTGAATAGAATAAGTTTTAATCTAATATATGGGTCAAGCTTGCATAATTCAGTATTTAGCGCCTTATCCTGTCTCATTATTTCTTCTAATCCAACAATAAAATCTTCAGTATACTCACAATAGTTATTATACTTATTATTTTCTATTATAGCTTCAAACATAAGTTTTACCTCCAATTAACTCATAAAATAAAATGGATCAGTATCCAAACTATCATAATATGGATACTCACCATTACTATAATCTCTTATATTCTCTTTCATTCGTGTGTATTGAATACTGAGCTTATCCCATACACGCCACAATCCTAATATATTGGATAACACATTTAAGTTAGTAGTAACAGTACCATCCATAGATTTATATTCAGCCTTTTCATCTATTCCTAAATAATTAGCTAATTTAATAAGAGATTCGATATCCATATAATTAGCTTGGATTTTGAATGTATGGCTTAATATCAAATTATCTAAAGGATTATCCTTGATACTAGAAAATAAAATAAATTTTATCTTTCCAAAAGAATCATATTTATCCCAAGACCTTTTAAAATTTTTATTTCCCTTATATAAACTTTCTATATATTCTATTAGTTCATCTATTGAATTAACAAAATCCATATTACCAGATTTTGCATCTTTTACTATTGATGAAAACATAATCTAACCTCCTAATATTAGACACAACAAAAAAGAAGAGGAAATTAATCCTCTTCTTTTATTTTAGTAATTGATGAATAACCACTGCTAATACTGCAATGATAATCATGATTTTCATATTCATTTTAATACCCCATTCTTAATCAATTCAAAGATTATTACAATAATAGCAGTCACAACAGTTGCTATTATTGAAAATTTATCATTCATTAAATTTCCTCTCTGTAATTAGGAACGAATTTCTTTATGTTTGTTTCATCTAATTTACCACTATCTAACAATTGGAATGAAATATCCATTGCATAGATATAATAGAGAGTATCTTCAACTCCATCTATATACATCCATTCTCCATCATCTCCAACTCTAACCCATAAATTATTATATTTTGGGTGATATTGAAAATAGGCTATCTTATTTGTATTATACTCATTTACAGCTACAGCACCTTCTATTACATCGCTATTTTCTATATTATGATAAGTAAAAGAAGATTCATCATATGTAGCTACTTGAATAGGTGTCCCATCATCATAATATCCTGAATAGATATTGTCGTATGCATAAGATGTATTTGAAATTAATAAGATTCCAAATAAGAATAGAATAGATAGTATTATAGATTTAAAATTCATAAGATACTCTCCTTAATTAAAAACTAATATCGTTGAGTCATCATTTGATAAGTTCCATGATCTAAAATGTGACTATTGTTGTTACGCATTACATCTACAATATATTTTGCAACGTAATAACGTGGTTCAGTACCCATTGGTCTAATAGGATTTGTTTCATCCCAATGATCTGACCCTTTCATAGATGTCTTCATGATACCACTTTTTAGATAGATTTCGAAATCCATTACGGAATCTTGATCCATATTGTTGATAGTAATACTACCAGTAACTTTTTCATTTGTTTTTGTATACTCTAGAGTATCTGGATATACATAAGTCTCTGGGTATGCAGATACTTTCATCTTACCTTTAGCATCCACATTTTTTGTGATTTTTTGATTGTCCTCTTTAATAGGAGGATGGGAACTTTGAACACTCATATCTTTAGAAGAGGAGTATTCTGTATTTGTTGCTGCAGTAGTATTAAAGATATCATAATTATTTTGCAAATAGCCTGCACCACTACCAACTACACAAGCCAATACTAAAACTGCAATATGTTTTGCTTTCATCATTTTTATTTCTCCTTAGTTATCAATACTTGGGATTGTTCCATCTTTAATTAAGTGGAATAGTTGCATCAATGTAACAGTATTCAATCTATCACCTGTCTCAGTTTCTGTGTTATTAAGCCACATGCGATAGAAGATATAATAAGTTACACTTTTATCAACTTCGAATGTTGAAGAATCCATTTTAATTGGACCCCATTTAGCACCTTGAACTTTTTGTCCATCCACTTTACCAGTAGTTAGATAGAATTTCCCAGTATTCTTATCCCATAAATAATATACTTCAATTTCTGGATTGTTTTTATTAAGTTTACCTTCTAGGTCTTTGACTTTCATTGTAACACGACCTTTGTAAACGTTATCTTTGTCTGTTTTAAACAATCCAAAACTTTCTGAAACAAAGTTAAGTCTTAAAGCCCCTGTAACGTCATCTCGCACATATGTACTAAATGCACTTACGTTAGTGCATGCAAAAAATAGGCTTAGCACCACTACCAATTTAGCTATTGTCTTAAATATTTCTTTTTTCATTTTATTCTCCTTTTAGACAAAATAGAAGAGAATGGGAACTCACCCCATTCTCTTTAATGTGTGTAGATATTAACCGCGATAACGTTTTGGTTTAACCAATGCCAATACTTCTTGACAACAGGTTGCATACTCCATTAAGAAGGAGCGGATAGGAACTTTGATATAATTTACACGAGTCTCATCTCGTTTAAAATCAACAGGTCCTTTTGCTAGCTCTGTCTCAATAGCGAATACGCTTTCAGCAAGAGAGTTAAACATTCTTGCTTTGATAGCATCAATTGTAATAAGAGTTTCATTAGAATACTCTACGGCATATTTAGATGCTAATAATGCCAACTTGTCGTAATTGAATGCCTTCTCTAGACAATTCTTTTCACGAACTAGTAGTTTGATAATAGAGATATTGTTTTCATTTCTCTTATCAAATACACCGTTAGTTACGAATGCAGAAAAGATAGCGTCGATAAATGGTTGAATGTTTGTTTTCAACTCATTCGGATGAAGCACATCGAATTCTTCTTTCATAGAATCAAAAGATACTCCATCAAGACCACGTTCTGTGATATGTAAGAATCCTGCTGTTGGATCTTGGATATTGTTTTTAAGAACGTCTTTAATGTAGCAGATGGTAGGGAAATGTTTGATATGTGCTTTGTTCCCTTTCATCATTAAATCATTAGCTGCATTTTGGCATTTGCCATATTCTACAACTTCAGATACAGGACGGCCATAGTTATCATACTTATCTTGTTGATAACTGTTGTAATTACTCTTAGATGTTGGTGTACCATAATAAGAGCTTTTTGTTGTAGTAGATTTACTATATTTTGGTTTGGAGTAATTGTTGTTACGGTTTCCTCCACGAGAATAACTACCACGTTTTTGATTGTTGCTGTTTGTTGTTTTCATTTTAAACAAACCTCCTCTTAAAAAAATAATTGACTTAAACAAAATACCTAGTTTTCTTTAACTCAGGTTCACTATTATAGTATATAACTGAAACTGATTTTTACAAGAGGATATGATATAGAGTGTTAAACTCTATATCACAAGCCCCTAAAGAGTAGAAGAAAAGAAAACTTACTTTAAGAGGTACGCTGAACCTCTAATATATAGTATATCTATCTATGATTTTTTACATCCATAGGAGAACCAGTTCCAATACATATATCAGATTTTTTAGGTTCTACAAATGGTTCTTCTTTTTTCTTATTTAATTTCTTTCTGCTATAAGTCACCTTATTAGCATCATAGTCATTCAAAGCACGTCTAGCACTTACATAAATATTGTTATTCATAGTACCCATCCTTTCTTATACTGGAAACATTTAGATAATTGTACAATTTATTTTACTCTAGAGTTATTTAAGGAGGATTAACATTGGATATCCTAGCTAAAACTAAACTTAAAGACGCTTATGATGATATCGAAATAGCGATTCAGAATATAAAGAAAGATCCAAAACAAGAATTTATTTTGGATTTACAAAATGCATTGAATAAATTCTTTGATGCTAAATGTCTTAGAGTTTTATACACTAATAATACAGATAAACTCTTCTTTGGTATCTATGCTATGCCTAAGATCGATGCTGAACAAGTAATCAAAATCATCACTGGTGGTGAAAAATACGTTATCGACCAATACTACTTAGAATTGGATTCTAAATTGTTCCAAGAAGATATCAATCTTTCTTCTAAAGAAATTGCTGCTCTTCTTATGCATGAAGTATATAACTTGGTAAGCGATGCTGCCCCATGCGAATCTGTATGTAAAGCAATCGATGCTCATCTTACAAAAAATAATGACGTATTGAAGATCTCTGACTCTATCCATTATATGGAATTATTATCCTATGGTTTTAGAGATGCTGTTCGTAAATTTATCACTATCTTTGATAAAAAAGAAGTAGATAATAATCCAGTTATGAATGATTTCTTTGAATGGTGTAGTTATGAACAAAATATCAAATCTGCATTCAATAAGATTGCATTGAATTGGTACAACTACAACAAAGAAATCAATAATAAATTTATTGTATTAGCATGGGTACTAAGAGTATACAAAAATGTTCGTGATAACCGAATTCCTGCTCTTATGATGATTGATCGTTGTAAACAATTATCTCCTTCTAAGATTGAAATCAAAGAATTGGATAATATCGCTAGACGTTTAAATCGTATCGATGATGATGCATTGATCGAATCTGCTGGTACAGCTGAGAATATCTTATATGAAGAAGTAAAATCCTCTATCCTTCCTAATAAGAAAATGAAATCTGTTCCAGAAGCAATGGAAGATGATTTAGTTAAGATAGCTATGGAGCAACAAAATGCATTAGATAATGAACCTGATGCTATTCCTATGCTTATGGCTAATATCAACTCTAAACTTGCTTATATTCAAGACTATGTTGAAAATAATCAACTTACAAAAGAAGAATTCAAACAACTTGATCGTATGTATAAAGAACTTACAGTTAAACGTGATCAATTGTTTAAAGGTGATCTTTATGATACACGCATGAAGATCTATGATGAATACGAACTTGAAGCTGAACAATAAAAAAATAAGAGAAGGGATTTAGTTCCCTTCTCTTTTATTTGTGTTTATTTAAAATAATCTGGAGGTATAATCTTACCAGGATCTATCCTAAAATAATATGGGAACTCAGATAATTTTTCCAAGAATAGACGTTGATTTATATAGGTGAAGTTATTTCTATCATAGAAGTTCTTATATAATAAATGCAAGTCATTGAAATAGTTTCTAGCATTTCTAAATTGCAATCTAACAGTTTTGAGATCTACAAAATTATCATCATATGGCTCACTCTGTGATCTAATCATTTCAGGATGATTAGATTTAAGATATTTGATAAAAGAGAATAAAGACATATTTACTCTAGTACGTCTTTTATCAGCAATATACTTTTCATAGAATTCGTCAGCAGTTTCTATTCCTTCTTCTTGAAGAATAAGATTTGTAGCATTTGCAAGCTCAATCTTATTACTTCTTAATAGATTCTCTTTGAACTCTGCTACCATATCTTCAATCTCTTGACCTATTCTAGTATTCTTGAAGAATCCTTGCTCATATAATTCAGACAATTCTTCTATCTTATATTCTTTCTCTAACATTATGCTCTCCTATCTCTATCTAGGTCATTGCCTCTAGTAATACCATTCTTTACCATATTGGGAAGAATTATACTTGTAGGATAATCTCCAGTATTAATATAGAAGAAGTATTTGCTTGTATAAGGTCTTAAACTATTAGATTGCATAGTTTTGATAAAGCGTCTAAATTCTGTAATATTACCAACATTGTTATTTAAACTAGAGCCGACAGTGTTTAAATATGGCACAGCTATCTCTGCTCTAAATCTACAATACTCATCATATAGATCAGAGAATATTTCTTTAGTATTCTTTCTAGCCCCTAAGAATCTTCTTATATCCACATATTGTTTATACGTCATAGGATACTTTTCTTTAGTCAATTCTTCCTTAAGCATAATAAATGGACTATTAATCTTAACTAGATATTTTACAAATGGTATATCTACATTAAGAGCTGTATCAAACATTCCTTTATTATTTCTTATACAAGTTTTAAAGAGTTCATCTAAAACATCATTACTCAAAGATATAGATAGGGATTCTTCTTCAACTGGTAAATCTACTGTATCAGTGATATCTGTATCTATGCCATTAGATGCAATAATATTCTCTAATTCTCTATAGATGAGATACTCTTTATAATCATTTAATTTAGATAATATTCTTGATTGAATATCAAAAGGTAAAGCTCCATTATCGAATTTTAGTAAAGCTTTCCCAATAAGTATTCTTTCTTTATGATTCATTGTTACTCCTCCTTAGCAAATCCTATCTTTCTTTTACTTTTCTTAGCATCTTCTGCTTCTTTGCCTTCAGCAATAGCCTTTCTTACACCAGCTCCACCTTTACCAAAATAAATAGGCGTATAAACAATTTCCCCATTAGCTTCTTGAGCTTCAGCTAACTTGGTAAGTTCTTCTCTATAAGATACAATAAGAGTTCTTAAATGAGTTTCCATAGCAGTCGCTATAGTTTTACATACTGGTTCATTACTAAATGCTCCTTCATTATAGAGCTCTATTAGATCACCAATACCAATTTTTCTTTTTTGCTTCTTTGCGACAGTAGCAGTTTCGTTTTTCTTTACAGCCATTTAAATCCTCCTTATTAAAATATATGACTTCACAATTATAGTATATAATTAATTGCAATCTTAATTATACACTATAATTATGAGGACTAGTATAATGCTAATCTGATATAGGCCTCATAAAACTTATAATTTATGATATCGGATACATTATATTAGAATTTTTATTTAGAGGTAGTAAGAAAAGAAAAGGAGTTATAAAATGGCATTCGGCAATTTTGATAACCAACAACAATCGTCCCCTACTGTTTATGGGTATAGTTTCTTTAACAAAGAATCTATTATTGATAAAACAATGATTAGCTTCTCTATGTGGAGAAACAATCTAAAGATCTCAATCTCTCCAGTAATTGAATCTGAAAATGGAGAAACTCGTTATGACACTAAAAACGGCATCTCTGTTTATTTAACACCTCAAAAGGCGAAAATGTTTGAAGCATTGATTAACCAATTCTTACAAGCATCTAAAGAAGAACAACAAGCTTTAACACAAGGAAATATTGGTGTTGCTTCTGGTAATAATCTTATTACAGTAGAAGATCCAGAAGTAGTATATGGTAAGCCAGAAGCTGGTATCGTTATCAGCATTAAGAAACTTAATGAAAATGGCCAAATCGAACAAGCATACAGTTATGAAACCCGTAAAGGTTTCTACAATGCTATCGTAGGCTTTGATCCTAAAACAGCTGGTTATACGCAAGACTTCGATCATTTCAATACTCTTGAATTAGAAATGATTTCCTTACAATTGCGTGAGTACTATACAGCTATGAGTAATGCACAAGCATACTCCAATATTTCTCATACTCAACCATACTTGAATAAAATTGCTGCTAAACTTGGTGTAGATTTAGATTCTAACTACAATGGTGGTTACAAAAATAAATCTTACTTCAATAATGGTGGCGGTAATAACCAAGCTACTCATACAAGTGCAGGAACTACAGAATCTATTCAAAGTTCTGAATTAGATTCTATCATGGGTTCTATGCAATAAGATAATCAAATAAAGAAACGACTCAACTGTCGTTTCTTTTTTTCTTTTTGAGGAAGATATATGATTGATAAAAAAGATAAGGATGCAAAAAAGTTAATGGTAGACTTTGATATGCTTTATGATATCGATATGGCATGTGTACTTTACCTTATCGATAATTATGGTAAATCCACTTACTTCAATGATTGGGTTTACTGTAGTAATATGTATCATATTAAATACCTTACTCTTACAAGAACTGAAAAGAACCCTCTTTCTATTATATTCAAACCAGAATATATAAATAGAATTGATGGTATATATGAAGAACTTCTTAACAATAAATATGAAGAAGTTATTAAGTATGCTGGACTTACAGATATCTTAAGTGTACTAAAAGGCACTGAAGAATCTACCAGCTCAATCAAGGTGACAGTGAACTGCAAAAATTTAACAGATCAACTTCAAATTGAGGCATTCCCTCATACTCGTAAGTGGAACACAGTTATTGAACTGGATGATGTATCTGGATTTGACGCCATATTCGTCCACGATATAGATAGTATTACCAATTACAAAGGAGTATCTGGTAAAGCAATATATCTATATGATTATGCATTAAATTATGAAGATTTCTTCGAAAAGAAATATCATCCATTTGCAGTTCTCTTATCTAAAACCAATGCAATAAAATATATATCTCCTTATTCTAATTTTGAATTTCCAGAATAAGGTTAACGTAAAGGAGAGTATTTAAATGAAATTAGTAAGCAACGTAGTATCTGAAAAACAATTGAGAGAAGCACAATTGCGTGCTCTTAATTTGTTTGCTAATACTATCCAAGGCACTTATGGTCCTATGGGTGGTTATACTGCTTATTCTTATAGAGATGGAGCAAAAGGTTCCAAAGCTATCATGTCTAACTATACAAAAGATGGCTTTACAGTATTAAAGAATATTGACTTGGACAAACCAATCGAAGATATTCTTAAAGATGATATTCGTACTATTTGTACTCAAGTAATCAAATCCATTGGTGATGGTACCACCTCTGCAGTTATCATGTCTTACCTGATCTTCAAAGGTTTATTGGAATTACAAGAACAAGGTTTCCCTAAACGTAAACTTGTAAATGCTTTAAAAGATATTATCAAAGAAGGTATCCAAGAAATCGAAGCTGCTGGTCATGAAGCAAATCTTACAGATATTTATAATATTGCATATACGTCCTTAAATGGCAATGATGAAATTGCTCGTTTAATTACAGATATCTATAAAGAAAATGGCATGGATGTATTCATTGATGTATCAGCATCTAATACTCCAGAAACTAAAATTAAAACATATAATGGTATGACTTATGATGCTGGTTTCATTGATCCTTGCTTTGCAAACAATGAAAAGGATTCTACTTGTACTTTAACCCATCCTAACGTATATGTATTCGAATCTCCTATTGATACTCCTGATATGGTAGAAAACTTCAAAATGATTGTTACTAAATCTTATTTTGAACCTCTACAAAAATTAAACGAATTAGCTAACAAAGGTAAACAAATCAAAGAAGAAGATATGCCAACTCCTACTTTGATCGTGTGTCCTACTATCTCTCGTGATGCTAATAGCTTCATTGATCAAATCATGGTACATCTTACAAATACTCCAGCTGAACAACGTGGATATCTTTGTGTAGTTGCTAATATCGACAATGAAAACCAATACTTGATGGATATTATGAAACTTACTGGTGCTAAGTTCATTAAAAAATATATCGATCCAGAAACTTATAACCAAGATAAAGCCAAAGACTTAGCTATGACACCATTCAATGTAAAAACATTCGCTGGTCAAGCTGAACAGGTTATAGTAGATTCTACTTCTACTAAAATCATCAATCCTAAAAACATGTATGATGGTAAAGGTGAATATACTGAATTCTTTAAAAACTACCTTGGTAACTTAGAAGCTACCTTAAAGAAATACGAAGAAACTCGTCAAGAACTTGTTAAGATTGGTAACTTAAAACGTCGTATCAATATCTTGAAAGCTAATATGGTAGATCTTTATGTAGGTGGTATTGGTACATCTGATCGTATGCCTTTATCTGATGCTATCGAAGATGCTGTATTGAACTGCCGTTCTGCTGCTAAAGATGGTGTTGGTAATGCTGCTAACTTTGAAGGCTTCCGTGCATTCTCTAAATTAGAAAAGAAATACTATGATCTAACTCAAGGTGATGAAAAGGATATTAATCTAGCAGTAGCTACATTATTATGCCGTTCTTACTTGAAACTTTGCTCATTGATTTATGTACCATACTTTGATGATGATGCTGATAAAGCTATTCTTACAGTTGGTCAAGGTCTTACAAAAGGTGCTCCATTTAATATCCTTTCCGAAGACTTCGATGGTAAAGTATTAACTTCTATCAAAACAGAACCCGCTATTCTAGATTCCATTTCTAGAATTATCACATTACTCTTCCAAACAAATCAATTCTTAGTTCCAGATGCTAGATTCAATATCTATAATATGGAAGAAGAAACTAAAGAAGAGTATATTGGTGTAACAATGACCGATATCTGATAAAAAATAAAGAGGGAGTAGAGCGTAATGCTCTACTCCTATCTTTTTTATATACCATCACCAATGAATCTAGTTCTAAATCCAAATACCATAGTATAGAATGTCTTTACGGTACAAGGTTCAGAAACAATTATTTCAAATAGTTTATCTAGGTCAGCCGTCTTAATGAAATACATAGGACCTCCTCTATTTGAAGTATTCTTTACTTTAGCACCTGGGAAAGTGGAAGTGATATAAGCTGGATAAGATTTCTTATAGTAAGATAGTTGCTTATATGCTTCACTAAGTCTTACATCTCCTCTAAACATATCAAGCCGTTTGCTTAATGTGGAGACGTTTACAAAGTCATATCCTTCACAACGTTTCTTTAATTCGTGGAATAAGTTTTCAACTTTGTCTTCAATTTCATGAATTTTCTTTTCTGCCACTCTAAGCATTTCAGCATAATTCAATTCATTTTGAACTTCCTTTCTCACTTCAGTTTCAAGATCAAACCAAAATCTATCTAAACCAATCTTTCTTGGAGTCATCAATCCATTAACAACTTTTTCGAAGAATAGATTAGGGTATTTAAATTCATTTTTGGCGATTACATATAGACCCATATAAAGAAGATCTGCTTCGCCATATAATGGGATAATGTTTTCTTTAATCCATGAATTATCATATCCATGGAATTTATACGCTTCTATACTATCTCTAATAGGATGATATTCTATTATTGGCATTTCAGGATTAGTAGTAGATGGTTCTACTGTTTTGATTTCTTGTCCTTCTTCATAACCATATAGCTTTAGCATGAAATCAATGCCATTCCTAAATATCTTTAAGTCATTTAAAAGTTTTTCATCAAACGATACTAGAGTACCATTCAAGGTAATATTACCAAAATTAAGATTAATTTTTTCTGAGATATTTTCCATTTTGTTTCTCCCTTATTTAGATGCATCTGCATAAGATTCAGTTACAACAGATCTTGTAGATAGATGCATAAGATCCTTTACGTTATCCTTAGTCAAATATGTATCGATATCAATACCTAAGTGTTCTGCAGCTTTCTTAACCCAAGAGATAGATCTATCGCATAGTACTGCAACTTCTTGATGAGTATACATTTTGTCTCTTAGAGTATAAGATTTTTCAATGATTTCATCAAGCATATTATTTACATACTTAACAACTGTGGATACTTTATCTTTAGAAGATGCGAACGCACAATAGAAGTTTTGATTATCTTGGTCAAATACTACTAATGCTTCTCGACCTAGATTTACATCTTCACGAACAAAGTTCTTAGAGTAACGATTATCAAATGAAGTAGAAGCTACATCAATAAAGTTATTGAATAAACGTTTCTTTTCTTCAAAGTTGTAATTGTTATCTTTAATATAATCAGAGTATGCTTCCCATGCATTTTTGATATTAATATTAAACCCATTTACAAAATACCATGGATACTTACAATTGTTCATGATATAGGCTAATGTAGGCTTAGCTTCAAAGTATCTTGCTTTTAAACTATTTTTAGGAATAGGATTATTCACAGGTAAGATACGTTTAAATTTTAATTGGGTTTCTTCTACCATATCTTCAATTCTGATTTTGATATTGTATTGCTTAATTAAATGAAGAACAGAATTTAAAGCAATAAATTTTCTACTAGACTCTCTACCAGATTCATCTTCGAATAATGCTATTGCTAGTTTTACGTCTTCATAATTTTCATTAGCATATGTATTTACGTTTGAATATGCCGTATTCATAACAGAACAGAATACTGATAATAAGATATATTTAGTTCCTTCAACTTCAAATATTTTAGTTCTTAAAACATTTTCCTTACCAAGAATTTCAGGAGTTACTTTTTCATTAAATGATAGAATGTTTTTTACATTGATGAGTTTTTCATCAGGAGTATTATTTAACGTATACCAGTATTTCTTCTTGTAAGGGCTAATCTGTCTTTGACCTTCGGAGAAACATCTTCTAGAAGTCTTTCTACTACATTCTACTTCTTCAACCTCAGTTGTTTCTAAACGAGTTTCTAATTCTTCTACTACATCAACTTTCTTTTCTTCTTTTTTATTCTTGATCTCAAAGCTCCCTTTAATAGTTTTACTTTTCTTTTCCTTTTCTTCTTGGAACTCTTGTACTCTTTGAGATAAAGATTTTGTTTCAGGAGGGATAGGAATGATATCGGTATATTCCTTTTCCTTTTCTGGTCTCATTGATTCTAGTAGATCAATAAAGTAATTTACTTGACTGCGCAACTCAAGTAAACTTTTAATAGCTTCTGCAGATGTTGCTTCTGGGATTAGAATACCATTTAGATTAATCCCGCCAAAATTAAGGTTGATTTTTTCCATTGTTCTTTTTTCCATTTTAAACCTCTTTTTGAAATAACTTGCTTGCAATTTTGAAATGAATGTTTTAGTTTATTATAAAAAATTATCACAGCCTTTCTTAAAGTCATATTATACACTCACTTCTCATATTTATAGTATATAATTGAAAGCAATTTTTCAAAATAATTTTTTACACATTGAACTACAAATTATTAAATGATTTAATGTCATTTTTGCCCTCGAATTTAGAATAATCTAAGATACCACCAGTAAGGAATAGATCCTTACTGGGTATTTTAGACGTCATTATTATACAGGGGTAAAAGAAAAAGAGGTAGAAGAAAATGCAAATTACTTTTGATGATTACGCCAAAAATCCATCTGGAGGCCGTACTCGGATGGTTGGAGAGGCAGAGACTGCCAGACAACTCTATACGAAGAAATTTGATGAAATGATGCTTAGAGTAAATGGTAAGATAAACTATACTCTATATAAAAACACTAATGAAAAATATGTTCTCTATATTATGATGCCGTCAGAAAAAGATGAGAATATATTCTATGATGTAGTAATAGAGTTTACTACAAATGATGACGTACAAAAAAGACTTAATAAAATTAGTGGATATGATATCAAAGTATTCTCTAATGATCCAAACTTCATGTTTACTTATGCTAATGCATTCAAACATAACGATCTTCTTATAAAAGAATTGGTTAAAAAGTTTGACCCTATCGTATTTAAACAACATCCTACAACTACAAATCCAAATAAGATAGTAGGATATGTAAAATCTATTTACTTTGCTTATCTCCTTTTTAAACTAAGAGGTTTAGAAAATAAAATTATGTGGATGAATGCTTATCCTTATAAACCACAAAATCTTGCTAGTCAAATTATGAGTGGTAAGGAAAAGCTTATCCAAGTTCAGAATATCAAGAAACTTCAGTCTAGTACTAAGTATGGCAGTAACTATGTTTCAAAGGATGATTTCTCTGATACTGATAGTTTGCAGGGAAAGGGAAAAGCTTATGCTAATAAAGTCAAGACAGTCAAGACTGTTCAGCGTGTAAATAAAAGCGTTTCTAAACGTAGTGGGAATTATGTAAAGAAAGTTAGTAGACACTACTAATCGTAGTTTTGTCTGTATACTATAAATATGAGGCGTGGAAAACCTCAAGAATTCACATAAGTCTTTAACAATAGTAAGGAGAAGGAGTAAAGAATGGATTACTACAAAGATAATCAAGTTGATATCGAGGATGAGTTAACGTATAATAATCAAGCATATTATATGCCTCGACTTGTACTTGATAGAAGTAAGTATGCTAAAGGGGAAAAGATTCCAGTAGTATCTATTATTAACCATAATATCACAAAAGATGGTGATAAGGTTGCTAAACATGATACTGTTAAGACTATGATGGCCGCTAGTCAGCAAGGTAATCCTTATATGGAACAAAAACCACATATTGATGATTGGAGACCACAAACTGCAGAGGATGCCGTATTTACACATACTAGAGGTATGATTATAGCTCCTATTCATAAACTCTTTGGGATGAGTGATGATTGTGAAGCTAATATGATGATTGATTATTTTTCCATCAAAGCAAAACGCTGTTACAATAGTGACTCAAAAGTAAAAGAAGATGGTACTATTGCAATTGGATTTAGAGATCATTGTACCAATTACCTAAACTACTTTGAAAAATATTATGACAAAGAGCATAGACTAGTAGCATTATATGCGAAGATCAAATATATGATCGATGTGAATACAGATGATTATAGTCTTGATATGTTCTTGAATGACTTATGGAAATACTTTATCAATCCTAATGGTTCTTCTATGGCAGCTTATTTGAATTATCATTTGGATCAAATGAATATGGAACAATATTCTATTGATGATTTGGAAGCATATAAGAATGCCAAATCTCCAGTATTAGAATATTCTGACTTCCATGCAAAAATCATGCTTAAGATTTCTGTTATGCAGAATATGATGATCCCTCTTCTAACTCATTTTATTGAAAAGAAGAAGATAGATCCTCAAGATATTAAAACAGTATTGCTTAAAGCATTCGATCTATTATTCCAAGCAGCTTCTAAAACATATGGGGTTAACTTATCTTCTAAGTTATATGAAACCGCATCAAGTAATGTAACTAAGAATACTTTGAACAATGGCGTATTATGGGAAATGCAAACAATCCGTGGTAGAAATACTACTACTCATTCTATTGAGACAGTAGAAAATATCATCATGCAAATTATTCCTAAATATACCTATAATAAGAATATCATTCACTTCAACTACAATGCCATCAATAGAGATATCAGATTTAAGGTTACAGATGTACCTTATGAATATGGCTTTGTAATGTTATCGTCTTCAAATAGAGATGATGATAACAACTCAGAATGTGATAAATTCGAAGCACATGCTGCTAAGATAAATGAAGCTATTCTTATTCAAACTCAAGTAAACTGCGAAACTACTATGCAGCGCATTGAGTTGAAATATGGACCATTTGATGAAGAAGAAATCAAATTCTATTACAATCAACTTTGCGATGAAGATGGTAAGCTCATAGTAAACTCTTTACAAAAGACTCTTGTAACTTATCTCTTTGCTAAAGAGTTTGATGATCCTCAATCTATTAAGATTATGAATGTAAGACAGTATATCATTCTAATCATTGCTGCTAGAAGATTATTAGAATCTTACAAGCTATGCCAATTACCTTATATGGTTGGTGGTAAAGTAGTTCGTGTTGTTACTAGAAAGAATATCAACAAGAAAGAACTACAAAAAATTGAAGCATCTAAATACTTCCCAATGATTCATGAGAAGTATAATAATCCTAAGATTGAACATGATGTAATCTTAATGCTTATTGCTCAAATCTTATCATCTGAATTCCAAACTATAGATTACCATAATCCAGAAAACAATGGTAGACCAATTAATGTAATTCCAGATATCGTATCAGAAGAAGTATGTAGATTTGTAATGCTAATCTGATTCATATACTTTAATAATGAAAGAAGGTGAACAGCAATGGAGAATAAAGATCTAATCAATACCCAATTATCAGACAAACTAAGGGAACAGCTTCATTTGCTGTTCCCTGATTCTAAAGATGCATCGGCTAAAAGAGAAGTAACGATAAACTGTCCATTATGTAATAGAGAAGGTATGACTGATACAGGCCATCATATGTATATCTCTTTAGGACTTGATGGAAAACCTCCAATGTTTAATTGTTTTAGAAATATTAATCATAGAGGTATTTTAACAAAAGAGGTCCTAGAAGACTTTAGTGGACGTGGTGACATCATAGACTCAGAATTATTATCTGAGATCGAATCTAACAATAAGAGAGTGTCTAATTTAAGCAGGTATCGTTTAAATAGACAAGGTAAATTGAATTTACAAGTACCAATTCCACAAGATAATCAAATTTCAGAATATAAATTGAGTTATCTTAATAAAAGACTTGGGTTAAATCTTACTTATGAAGATTTAGCATCTTGTAAAATAATCTTAAGCTTATATGAATTTTTAAATTATAATAAATTCAATAAAATAACAAGATCAAAACAAATTGCAGATACTATCAATAACGTATTCATAGGATTTTTAAATAACAACAACTCTGCTATCATATTTAGGAATCTTATGAACGATGAAGCTAGAAAGAAAGTTCATAAATCTCTAGATAGTAGATATATAAAATATACTATCTCAGATGGAGAAGGAAGTGGGTATTATATTATCCCATCAGTTTGTAATATCTATGATCATATAGATATTCATATAGCAGAAGGTACATTTGATATCTTATCTGTATTCTATAACTTAAGAGGTGCTAATAGAACTAATAATATCTATGCAGCTATAGGTGGTAATACATACATAAGCCTTATTAAGTATTTCGTTACCACACAAAGTCTTATAGATGTAACCTTCCATATCTATATAGATAACGATATAGAGGATTATGTTTTAAAAGGTATTAAATATAAGATGAGTAGAATAGGTATACCAGTCTATGTTCATGTGAATATGATGGAAGGTGAAAAGGACTTCGGTGTATCAAAAGATAAGATAAGTGAATATGTATATAAGCTATGCTAGAATTAAGGAGGAATAGAATTGAAAGAGTTTGAAATCTATATTAAAAATCATGATTTCTCTAGTGTGACATACAACTATGAATCCACTATGAAATTTAGTGACCTAAAAGAAGTTCCTGAAGATGTAAGATTTCCATTCTTAGCTCGTACAAGAGAAAGTGGAAGAAGAGATATAAGATTATTACATTTTAATCGTCATGTGTTTAAAAAGTATAAATACAAATACTTCATTGGAGTTTTAGTCATTCCATTCAGTTATGAAAGAACTAATTATATCTTCTTCAATGTAACTACTCTAGATGCTAAACCTAAAGAAATTATGATCTTCAATACTTATAATATTGATTTAGCAACTGAGCTGTATTTCAATAAATTGAAATATGCCTATGAAACTTTAACAATTGCCAAGCCAGATCCTGAAAATACGAATATCATTCATTTTCCTAAATTAGAAAAAGATGTAGCTAAAGAAAAAGAACCTTTACAATACATCTTTGAACACTATGGCAATAGAGTAGATTTTGATTCCCTTGACTTACCTCACTGGGAAGATGAACCAAACTATCATAACTGGAGAAATCCAGCTGATAGAGATGGATTTATTAGATCATCTTTCGTATTGAATCTAATGGCTGACATCTTTATTCAATTAGGTATTGATCCAGCTCGTCGTATCAAAAAAGAAGTAATCAAATTGAATAATAGATGTAGAAAGGATTACATTCCTGAAGAAAAACAAGAACCTGTATCTACTCCAATTAATAACGTTCCAGACTTTGATCCTGATAAGGATTATTCTAATCCTATCACTAATAAACTCAAAGGAGTTAATCATCCTGGATTCAAAGTATACAACTAAGACTCAGTGACATTTGGATAAGACTTTAGACAATAAGAGCGGGATAAGGTCTTAGACCTTATCCCAAACTGTTATGAGTATATTACGTCTAGAAAGAGAGTAGTATAGAGAGTATATGTAACTATTATTAAAAGCAGTCGTATTAGTAGTGTTATATCTTATTTACAAGAAAGGAAAGCTGTAAATAATTTTTAAAACAAGATAAGTATTTTCTCATGCCGTTAGTATAGTTATAGAAAATAAATAAAAAGAGTTTTTGTTTATAATTTTTAAGAGGTTAACCAAACAATTTCAAGCCAGAAAAATTGTGTAGGTTAGCAGGCTAAACAAAGTGTAGAAAATATATTTTATTACATATACACACTCTATACTATATATTTGTTTACCCTATCATTATTTTTTATGACTATCTAGACTAATTTCTAATAATTACAAAAGAAAGATATTACTGATTTAAAGAATAGATATTTCTTTAAAAGATATGGAGGTAAAATCCTATGCGTACTTTTAAAAGTGATGCAGAGAAAAAGCATAATATAGCTCGCTTAACTTCTGCTGCTTTATTTAGTATAACTGGTAAAGCCAAAAATCTAATTGAAGAGAACTCTAAAGAAAAAGGAATAACTTCTTGGGTAGATAAAAAGACAAAACTATATAAACTATATGATCAGTATACTAAGAATTGTGGTATACTTCTAGATGAAAACAAATCTATTGATGAATTGAGAGAAGATTCTAAATTGGTAATCTCATCATATATTGAAAATATTAGTGAAATGATATGATATATAGACGGAATCCTATTATGGGATTCCGTTATTTTTTTTTGTTTAAATGCCTATCAGTTCACATCAATATAATCTTATAATTACTTAATGGAGGTGAAACCTAATATGGGAAGTTTTACTAATACGAATTATAGAAAAACTACCGAAAGCTTGGTAACAGGTTTACAGAATCGTTTAGCAAATAACCCCTATTATTTATTTACCGATAAGAAACCAACTACAGTAACTTATTGGAATATAAATGATAAGCAATCAACCCTAGATCAAGGTGATAAAGAAGTATATCATCAACTAGGTGAAAATACTCCTCTAAGATATAATAAAATTAAGAACTTCCAAATTTATGGTGTTGAAAGAATGATGATAGATCTTCAAAGAGGAGAATTTGGTCCTGAATCTCCTATTGAAGGTGAAGCTATCATCTTACCTAATACAATCATACCATGTGTTGATGATTATTTTATGATCACTTATCTTAGAGATAATACTCTTTTATTTAGAGTAAACTCTTGCTCTCCAGATACATTAGAATCTGGTGCTAACTTCTATAAGATTAAATATAACCTAGAAACTTCTAGCGAAAGATCTTATGGATTCCTCAATGGGAAATTACTGGTAAATGAGTTTGAGTATATGCCTGGCAATGTAGGTACTAACCTATCTCCAGTATTATTATCTAGCGATGCTCAATTGCTAGATAGAGTCAGAGATGCATATACTATGCTCAAATCTTTCTATATTAATCTATTCTATAAAGGCAATATTCAAACTTTTATATATAGCTATTTAGGAATGTTTATCTATGATCCTTATTTGATAGAGTTCTTAATCAGAAATGGTATCTTCTCTGAAAGTGATGATTACTATTTATATATCTCTCAAGCAGTTCATAAACCAGATACATTTGCTATCGAATACTCTAGAACTTTATTTAGAGATATAGAAAATGTAGATCATAAACTTCATTTGAATAGCTGCTATCCAGTACCTGTTCATGATCCTAATAGTTTATTAGTAGATCGTATGGAAGAATATTGGGAATTATCTATTAATCTTAGAAATAAATTCAATGCAGATCCTATTAACTGGATTGATATGGATCTATTTGATAGAATTGTTAATAATAGACCTTATACAGAAGATAAGAAAGACTTCTATAAGAATATTATTATCAACTATATGAACAAGACTGGCGATCCATTCAATTTAAATATTGAGGATTTAGAAAGCCTAGAATCTAAAGATTACTACTTTACAAAAGATCTATATTATGAAATTCCTATGATCTTATTCATGCTTAGATCTTATATAAACGGATTACAATCCAATAGCAATGTAAATCCTACTAATAGTACTGAGTATCAAAAATACTTAGATGATAATACTTGTGGTGGGAAAACATATATGGAAGGCAAATAATTGATAATTCCTACATTAGTAGTAATGGATTAAAGAAGAATATTATAGGAGGATACTAATGTCTAGACCTGTAGATGAAATCATTGTAGAAGATATGAAAAAAGATCTTCTAGAAAATATGATGATTGGTGATAACGATATTGATGGCTCTACCATTGATTTTATGTGTGGTTGGGATGAAGAAGCCCAAGAATATGATGAAGATCAAAATATGATCTTCCCACAACCTATTACTAATTTTGATGAATAATTAATAAGCGAGGTATTGAAATGGCTTTAGAAAACCTAAACGTAGATCTTATGGTAGAAGGTAAATTCGATGAAGACTTACATGAAGACGCTGTTATGTCTGTAATCGATACTATCATTGATGAAGAAACAGAAGCTGAAGAAGAAATTCTTAAAGGCGATTATGCTGGTGATACAATCTTGGTTGATATCGTAGATGATAAAAAATCTGATACAGATGATTCTGAAGAAGTTGACGATCATGAAGATGAAGAAGACGATGACGACGAAGATGATGACTTCGATGAAGAAGAAGACGAAGATGATGATGATGAGGACGACGATGCCGAAGACGATGAGGATTCTGATGACGACGACTCTGATGATAAAGATAAAAAAGATGATGACGATGATGAGGACGAAGACGACGATGAAGATGATGAGGATGACGATTAATTAATAATCTAATTCTATCATCTACCTTAGGAGGGTAATATCAAATGGTTAAAAAATTAGTAAACGTGCATTGTGATAAAGCTTTCTCTATTAATGGAGTTCGCTTTACAGGCACTTGTAATCTAGTAGTTCTTCGTGATGAAGATATTGCTATTTGTTTAGAATTCAAAGCAAAGGTTGAAGAGGTATTAGCTGGTGGTGTAACAGTTCCACTAGGGTTTGATAACTACAATACTTACAATGGTCCATCCAAATTGCCTAACATTCAAACAGCTAAAGCTATTACAGAAGAATATTCTGAACCTGTTGTAGAAACAGTTACAGATCGTAAACCTGCAGAAGCTACTAAACCTGAATTTAAAGTAGAAGAACTTAAAGAAGAAAAAAGTTCTTTAGAACAAGCGGACGTTAACGGTTCTGTAAAAGTAGAAAATTCAGAAGCTTCTCCTAAAAAAGAAAATAAGCAATACAAAAAATAAATAGATACAGAGTAGATCACTAAAGATCTACTCTTATCTTACTGCTAATATCGTATTGGGAAACATATAGATAATTTCTATACATAATGAATTAAAGAGTAGGTGAAAAATAATTGGATACAAATAATCTTGTAGGCACTATTATCTGTGAAGAAACTAGAGCCAATGTAGAATTTACAGTAAAAGAAGTTAATAAAAATGGATTTATCATTGCTGAAGGTATTCTTCAAGAAGGTGATGAAGTTAACCGAAATAGAAGATATTATCCAACTGACGAATTAGAAAAAGGTATTAACTCTCCTAGAACAAAAGAACTAGTAGAAACTGGTAACTTTAAAGGTGAAGCAGGTCATCCATCTGATGCAACTCTTGCACGTCAAAGTAAAATCGATCCAACTTTAGAACAAGTGTGGTATACTAAACTTTGGATGGATGGTAATTTTGTAAAAGCTCATTTCCGTGGTACTAATAATGACCTCGGTAGATCTTTTAATGATGATTTAAGAGATGGTCAAAAACCTTCTTTCTCTCTTAGAGCTGTTGGTTCTTTGGCAAATGAAAATGGTAGAATGACTGTAAAGGGTATGCAAATCATTACATATGACCGCGTATATTTCCCTTCTCATTCTAAAGCATATACTACTTCTATCGTAACAACAGAATCTGTTGGTCAATATGGTGATATGAAGTATTATAAGATCAATCCTACTTCTGAATTATTCCGTCGTAATGATGAAATCAATAATATCGCTAAATATGGTAACCTAGCAGAATCTACTGAGATCTTGGTACCTCTTACTCAATCTCAAATTAACTCTTTCTTAATTTCTGAATCTGCTAATATCAAAACAGTGCTAGAAACATTTGATTGCTTATATAATGGGATCAATCTAAATGAAGATGGCCGTACTGTTTCTATGAAATTGAAAAATGGCGATAGAATCGTATTATCCTTGGAAGAAGCTATTCAAAACGAAATCTTGAATGGTGTTGCTGATTATTTTTAATAAACACAAAGACAAAAGAGTATACCTTTACTGGTATACTCTTTATTCTTGTGGTAATTTAAAACAACACTTTAATAATATCCAAAGGAGGATACATATGTTTTCAAATAATAATAATCGTTTAGGCAAACTGATTGTTGTAGAGGGAACCGATGGTTCTGGTAAGACTACAACATGTAAAAAGCTTTCTGATTATATAAACGATCATCCTGAAGAATTCGATGGTTATACTGCTATGACTTTATCTCTTCCATACAATGATGGTAGCGAGATATATAAAAAGATCAGAGAGCTTTTAACCATTGAAAATTATCCTACAGATATTCTTCAAAGTTTGATGATTCTAAATATGAGGGATACTTTTAACAATATCATCGCTCCTAAGTTGGAGAATGAAAAGATTATTATTATTCTTGACAGATGGCTACTATCTACTTTGGTATATAATATTATGAACAAAGGTAATATATTTGATTCTGCTATTAGACACATATGCCTAACTCAACCAATAAATTGTACCAGATCTGGGTACAAGGATTTAGGTGTACCTTTTAGAAAATTGTTCTTAGATATAGATGAATTTTCTTCATACTACTGTGGGTTAAATGTTTTCCCAGACAAAGTATATTTATTATCTCCTGGAATTGGTATGTTAAGAAAACACTGTATCGTCAGACGTAAATCTGATGATGATCAAGAGGTAAATGATAAATTTGAAAATGTAATGCTATCAAATAGTATATATAATAGCCTATTCGATTATATCTTAGGTATAGATAGAAAGGATAGGGACGATAGATATAATCTTTTTGATAGAGCTCATTTTAGATCTACCTATGAAAAAATCTTCTTAATGAAATATTCCGCAAGCGATAATATCCCTAGTATGTTTGAAGAGGAAGAATTCTATAGCTATGTACAAGATTTCTTAAAACGGAGAGTAAAGAATCTTATACAAGGATAGACTATACTATGAAAGATATTATAATTAGCTTAAAACTAAAAAAAGACTTAACCAATATCATATTATCCCATCTTATGTATAGATGGAGATTGCAAGCAACTTTTCTTTCAATGCTTCTTATTACAATTATTCTTGGAGCAATCACTCCATACGTTTTAGACCATTATTTCTATGCAATTGGTCTGGATCCAGTTCCTGTATCTGGTGTTAAATTATTTATGGTTTCAACTGTGTATGTCATTTGTGTTATATCGATATTTACATACTATGCACTGATTGGTAACCATAGTAAAAAAGGAATAAAGTACGTTAAAGAAGAATTTAAATATACAATAAATACTTGGAAAGTAACAAGATTACTTTATAAGAAAACAATTACAAATTGTATATCTATTAGAAATAGAATTGCTTGTAGATTATTTGATCAATGTAACGTTTCTACAACACGTAATAAAGTTAAAGATAGACACTATGATCATTTTGTAAATGAAGTTATTAGAGCTACATTATTTTATATCTTTACTATCTATTTTGAATACCAAGATAGAAATCTTAGTTTAGATGATAATGGTTTAAAAAGATTAAAAAATGTTTATGGTAATTTAGATGGAAAAATGATATCTTCTTTTATGGATACAAAAGATTTCAAAAATCTCTATTCGACTGTTTTATTTGAAGGTGATAAAGAGTCTATAGACCAAGATCTATATAAGAAATTATTTGATAGAATTTATGAATCCGTATTAGAATATATTGATAAAGATTATAATTTCTCAAATGATGAGTATAAAAAAGAAGACGTATTCGAATTAGTAGATCTTACACTAGAGAATTGGTGTGAATTATTTATCAATTTAAAAAAAGAAAATACACATGCTTAAAAAGATATAGGGTATAGGCACAATAGCCTATACCCTGATTTTATTGTGTAATTATATTTGCTACAAACTGACCAGCAGATTCTGATAATTGGCCATTATCATTTCTAGTTAAGTTTATATAGAGATCTGTATTATCCTCTAATACTATATTTACTCTATATGCTGGCAAGGTGAATATGAATTTGATGATATTGAATATCTTATAAGTATACCAGATACCTTTTATATCTTTAACTATCTCACTGTACTTATATGAAGAAACTTCATTATTATCTTTATAAGTCACAAATACCTGATTAGAATTTATCAAGCATTCTTCTACCTTTGCCCTATCAGCTTTCTTCAATCCAGTAAACATATTTAGCAATGATACTATTGCTACATCATCTGTATTTCTTAACTTATAAGAATTCTTTAATTGTGGATTCTCTAAACACTTTTGAGTTAACTCCAGATCAAGACAAATATCATCAGAATAATCTCCGAAAAGATTATGTAATTCTTCCTCTCTATTTAGCATGAAATTCAATGCATTATAATGATTCTCCAATTCTATTTTTTGATGATATGCTTCATCTTTAGAAAATCTATTATAATCTATATTTTGATTGATATGGGATAACTCATGAATTATAGTAATTAAAATCAGCCCTCTAATATTAGCCCAATCATATTTATCAAAAGTCTTTGCTAACTCCAATATATTATGAATATTTAGAGTCATAGTACCATTTACTACATGACCAACAGTATTAGTATTAGGAGCCGTTTCTAATTGAAAGAATGGTATTCTTGTTCTGTTAACTCTTGTATTTAAATAATTAAATGCCTTTATTGCAAATTCACAGCTCTTTGTATATAATGATTCACACATTCTAAACTCCTATTAATAGACTTAGATCTATTATAATGATTAAAAAATATAAAATATATGAAATTATCTTGCTTATAATATGATGCCTTCTCAATAGAAAAGCCATCCCTCTATTAGCAAATACGATTAGAAATATCACTAAAAATAAAGTATGATATGTATTAAGCATAGTATTATCTGCACCAAATATATGAGACAATATATCTCTATATGCAGTATCTATTAACTGTAAATAAATATTCTCCATCATATCCTCCTATAATATAAACATATCTCATTATTATAGTATACGATTAAATCTACTTTTATAAACTGCGACATTTACATAATAATCTGCTTTTAGATTACATTTACAAAGGAGGGTTATTGCTTAATCATGCCTAATCAAAATATGATTTATGATGCTCCAACTATGATGGAGAATCAGGGTCAGAAGGTATATTATCAAAGATCTACTACTAATAAATCCTTCATCGAAATGAGTAACTATCTTAAATCTATTGGTGTCAAAAACCATAGATTTATGCTGGCTTTATTAGATCCAGATCTTGCAAATATAGATCCACACGATCCAAATCTGAGTACTTTATATAAAATGAAGGTACTGGCCGAAGTAAGAAATAACTTCTGGTATTATCTTCGAGAAGTAGCTCGTATCCCATCATCTGGCGAACCGTCTAAGTTTATATTAAACCGTGGTAATATGGCATTCTTATACATGGCAATCATGAACTTTGACTGCTTATTACTACAGCCCCGTCAGACAGGTAAGACTATTGGTACAGCTGTTTTATATACATACATCTATAACTTCAGAACTCAAAATACACAAATTTCTCTTCTTAACAAAGAAGCTAAAGACTGCCGCTTGAACTTATCTCGTATTAGAGCAATACGTGACTTACTTCCATCTTATCTTAGATTTGACTCTAAGTTTACTATGGATGGTACTCGTAAGAAACAAGTTCAAAGTACTCAAGTCTATATGGAAAATGCTATTAATAGAAACAATATTAAGACCTACGCTAAAGCAAGAAATGAATTAGCAGCTGCTAACTTGCTTCGGGGTCAAACATTCCCTCTCTTATGGGCTGACGAATTTGCATTTATTCCATTCATGAAAACTATCTATGGTAATATGAGACCAGCGATGAGTAAGGCCATTGAAATTGCTAAACAAAACAATGTTCCTTTTGGCGTAGTATATACTACAACTCCTGGCTTCTTAACTAATGATGAAGGTAAGTATGCTTATACAGTATTAAACAATGCTTCTAAGTTTAGTGAACAATGGTATGATCTTACATATCCTCAATTAAGAGAAATCATTGATGCTAATAAACTCTCTACATTTGTCCATATTCAATTCACTTACCAACAACTTGGTTATACTGAAGAATGGTTTGAAAAACAATGTAAAGATTTGGAATGGGATTGGCCTCTTATCCGTCGTGAAATCCTTCTTGAATGGTCTGACGAATCTGAAAATAACCCATTCACTAAAGATGAATTAGATGGCATTCGTAAGTATTGTAAAGAACCTAAGAAGACACTTCTTATCTTTGGTAAATACCAATTCAATATTTATGAAGAAATACCACTTAAGTCTAACTTAGTTCCTAAATACCCACCAATCATTGGTGTCGATCCATCTGGTGGTGTATCTAAAGATAGTTCTTGTATTACTTGTATAGACTCTAAGACAACTAGAGTATTTGCCGATTTGAAATGTAATACAATTTCTAATATAGAACTTGCTAGGGTAGTTCAATATCTAGTAACTAATATGATGCCTAATGCCGTTGTAAACGTCGAAAGAAATGGTGGCTACGGTTTATCCGTAATTGGTAAGTTGTTAGAAACACCAGTTAAGAAAAACCTCTATTACGAAATTAAAGATAGAGTTCTTGAAGAAACTACTGATGGTAATCGTATTATCAGAAATAAACGTAAGACTAAAGTATATGGTCTTACATCTACAAACAACGTTCGTGACTTATTGATAGAAATACTTAGAGAACGTGTTAATTATCATAAAGATAAATTTATCTCCCCAAGTATTTATCAAGAAATGCGTGGTCTAGAAGTAAAACGTAATGGTAAAGTAGAGCACTCTGCTTTAACACACGATGACCAAATATTCTCATACTTAGTTGGCCTTTATGTATGGTATGAAGGTAAAAACTTAAAAGAATTATTTGGTATTGAAAAGGGCAGTATCAAAACAGAAGATGATATAGATGAAGTTCTTGATATGAGTATCGATGAAAACATGACCGATATCACTCAAGAAATAGAATATATCAACAGACCTGATGATGATAGAGGATCAATAGTCCAAAATCAAATGGGTGAAATGCAAAAAGCCATGAATACATTGTTTGGTGATTATATGACCAAACAACGTAAACAAGAAACTGCTCTATTAAGGGAAATGCTTCAAAACCCAGTTGTAAGAGAAGCTTATGCTAGAAAATATAAAATCAATCCAGATGACGTATCCATTGATGACGAATATTCTATGGCATCAAATAATAGCTCTCTTCCAACTTCGATTTTCTTAGATTTCAATAAAACCGAAGAAGAAATGAGTCAGTCATCTATTTATAATCTAATGAACGCTGGAGAGCGAGATCTTTATTATGAAAACAATAAAGAAGATAATGGATTACAATAGATAAATTAAAACATAATAAGAGTTAATAATAGGAGTTAAGTATTATAATGGGTAAGTTAAACGATCTAGCAAAAGAAGTAATATTGAATTCAGAACTAATTAAGCCTTATAGGGTATCATTCAAAGATATAATATTTGTAAAAAGGTTTGATCTTGATAATATCTGCGATGAGAATCATAGTTGTTGTGATTTTAAAGGGATAATCGTAGATACAAAATCAAAAGAATTGTATATTGAAGAAGATGCTTTATATACTGAATTCGAATCAAATGAATCTACTTCTTTGCTAGAGCTTATTCAATTTAGAATTTTACTAGGTTTGGGATTTTTAAATGTCAAAAGAGGATCAGTTAAGAATATTGATGAAAACCAATATTGGGTTATTAGTTTCCATCATGCAGTTTCTGATATTCTTCAAAATGATATGAATAATGTATATGGTTATAACCTAACCAATGAGTTCTATTATTTCTTTAAAATGGTTACTGGGAAAAATTACTTTAACTTTAAAACGGATGAAAATAATAAACTTATTAGAACTCATTACAAAATAGATTATCAACAAATGGCATAATACCTATATTCTCAATATAAAAAATTAAGGCAATGGTTACAAATAGATAAGAACTTTGTACACTTTTAATTGTTATAATCGAGGTACCGCCTAATGTTAGATTTCCTTATGAATAACAGAGAATACGAGCTTCAATCTGATAACCAATTAGCCAGTATTCTTGTTCAATTTGATAGCGATTATGCTATGAATGTAGTCGAAGATACTTTGACTCAAATGTTTAACCGCTTTGATACTTTGCCAAAACCTAATATCGTCAAAGCATTTAAACAAACCTTTCAACAACTTTATACAACTTATCCATATGATCAAGAAGAGATCTCTGCTAAAGAAAAAGAAATGTATAGAGATACAATCTCTGCAGTATCTAAAAAATATGGATTCCAATTTATTGAAAATGAAGAAACTGATTTATATTTGGCTGCAATGTTTATCTATGATTTCTTCGTATCTAATTTCAATAACTATTTAGTTTCCTTCTTCTCTAGATTCTTATATGAAGAAAGAGATAATATTTACTCTACTTTCAATCTAGAACAATTGAAACTAAATAAAGATATGAGTTCTAATTATGGTAAAGCAATCTTTGGTCAAGATAATGCATTATTAGTAATTACGGCTAACCTTCCATTGGTTCTTTCTTATATTAAAAATATGGAAGTTCCTGATGCAACTGTTTATGGTTATGCATACGGTATGGTAGATACTAATATTATTAATATCTTCTTATCTCAAATAACGAATGGTGTTCCATTATTTGCCCTATATAACCAATTAATCAATAATCCAATTCTTCGTGGTGATATTATTACCTTAGTAAGATTGAAAATGCAACAAGATTACTTCGAAACATTGGATCCTAAAGTTGCTGCTAATATGACTAAATAATGGAGGAAATATGACTGAAGAAACAATCTTAAAACCATCTGAAATCTTAGAAAAAGAAACAGATGAAATGAATGCAACTATTAAAGAACTAGAAGCAGAACTTGATGCTGAATTGAACGAACCTCTATTCAATGGAAAACATGATATCTCTGGTTCTATCTTCTTTAAACATACAAAGCTAAATGCTAAGTATATTCAAAAGATCTTTGATATTTATTACGAAGATAAAGATTTGAATAAACGTGATAAGATGATGGAAGAGCTTAAAGCTGAAGCTGCTAATGATGGAGAAAAGACTAAGAAGATCATTGATAAAGTATATCTTGCTTATAAAATGGCTAACTTTACTTCTCAAGCATATCCAGCTATCTTCATCAAAGCTTTAAAAACCAATATTCTTAAGATCTATAATAATGAAGTAAGATTAAGAAGATCTATCGAAGATCTATATACTGCAAGAAACAGATCTGGTTTTGAATTCAATGCATTCTTACCAGAACTTACTGATGCGGTATTAGTGCACTTTGGATTTAAATTAAAGAATGGAGCAGAAAAGGAATATGACTTTGGTGCTTTGTTCTCTATTGTTCTATCCAAAGTTGCTAGAGGTATTTCTCCTTTTGATAGTCATACAAACTTCTTCATTATGATGATTATGAAGAATATCTCTATTTGGTCTTATATGACTAAATCTCAAATTGATGAATATCCTGACGTTATTAATCAAGTAAGAGAATTCTTCAAACTATTAGTACTAGTTTACAGTGCTATAAACTCACCTACTAAGGAAGAATTAGAAGCTATTGCTGAAGGCGTTAAAGAGGATACAGAGATTATTAAGGATCTACCTCTACAAGACGCTACAAAAGTTGAAGTTACTCCAACTGAACAATAAACCATTGGATAAGGGATTCATTTCCCTTATCCATCTTCTTGTGTGTTCACATCTTTATAATACTAAATTTCTTAAAGGAGGTAAAGTAAATGTCTGAATGCAAATCTTGCAATTCTCATAGTCATTATACAGTTTCTAGCAGCAATGACTGCTATGAAGTTAATCATGTCTTTGATCCAACTCCAGCATATAATGGCGGTGTAGTTGGTGGAAGATGTTGTTCTGATTATACTACTACGAAGAATTCCAATATCACTCCTGGTCAGATGAGTGGTTTATATAGAGCAGAAGGTCCTTTGAATTTATCTTGTTGCTGTTGTACTCCTTCTATGATTACTGGTGTTGATGTATCTCAAAAATGTACATTGATCGCTACTATCAAATATAGCGATGCCAAGATGAATGTTACCATCGAATTAGAACCTGGCAAAGTATATACTTTCCAATATGTGGAAGATGGCGTATTAAAACAAGTAACTGGTAAGCTTACTGATATCTATAAAACTTATGATTGCAATAATGCTACATTGTTTAAATTAGCGATCGATAGTTCTGTAGATTATACTACTAGCAAAACAGTTATCAAAACAGATCAATTACGAGGAGTATCCGAATACTCTAAATTTGCTGGTCAAAGTTCTACTATTGATAATTCTATTCATAGATATGGTACTACGTCTGCAGAAGTTATCAAAGAAGCAGTTATTGTAAATGCTATCATTGATAAAAACGGTAACCTTATTGAAGGTACTATTATTGATGGTAAGATCAATGGTCATACTGTAGATGGTTTAGCTCAAGGTAAGAATGATCGTATGATGGATATCACAGTCATCAATGGTGATACTCTAAACGGTACTATTACAGAAGGTCAAATCTTAAATGCCATTCTTCGTTCTGGAAGTGTAGATGGAGAGAAAGATCCTAAAACAGAAATCGTTTCTAAAGCTACAGTAAAGGGAACAATCTCCAATGTAATTGCTATCAATACAATTGTATCTGGTGGTAAGACTTCTAATGGTACTATCATTAATCCTGTTATTAAAGATAGTATTCTTACTAATGCCACAATTACTGGTGAAGATATGATCACTACTGGTGGTATTACAGTAGGAGATATTACTACTGGTGGTACTACAAAAGGCGGTATTGGTGAAGGCGGTATTGCTACTGGTTGTATTAATGGTAAACAATTTACTATTGAAGGTGGTAAAACTACTGGTAACTTGGTATCTACTGGAGGTACTTTGATAGGTGGCACTATTATTGGAGGAACTACAGTTGGTAGAACTATTGTAGGTGCGGTTATTAAAGGCGGTGTATACTCTAATGGTGTAACCACTGGTGGTACAACATCTGAAGGTATTATTACTGCTTCCAAATCTGATACAACTCCTATTGCTAAAAATGCTGGTAGAAGTTCTACTTCTATGCCTAAAGTTATTAAACAATTCGATGTACCAGTCGATGGATATGAAAACCAATGTGGTTGTAATGGTGAAAATGTAATGTATAAGAATGGTTTAATCTTATTTGCAGATCGTCATTTCAATGACTTTGGTACAAATATGAGTGAAGATTGGGAACACAGAGCTGGTGTTCATTCTAATAGTAACACTTAACACTCAATCATTCCCTAAGGAGTTAGTTCTCCTTAGGGGATTTTCTATTTCTTTGACTTACTTATAATAGATATTTTTAATGATTGGAGATGACCAAATTGGGTGAAAAAGCACTAATTAATGATAGCCTTTTGATGAGTAGCCTTTTATCTAAAGGCATCAATTATAAGGATTATAATTACAATTCTTCTTTTGAAAATGAGATAGACACAGAAGAATTTAGACAAAAGAAACCATTTATTATTAAGAACAAAAAGTTCTATAATAATCCATTCTTATGGGAATTGATACTTGAGAAACCATATGATGATATTATTAGTTCTATCTTATTACTCCATATTGGAGAATTAGACGAACCTATCTTATCTACCATTATTCAAAATCCTAATACTAAACTATCAGTGGTTAAGAAGGTATTAATTGCTGTATATGATAAGCATGTTGGGTTAGATAGACCTTTCCAAATAGAAGATCTTATGCTAGATGCAGTAAATGCTAACCAATTAGAAAGATTAAAAGTATTAGTAGACTTTGCTATTGAAAATGATATCAAACCTACTTGTGGATCTTTCGGAAATATTAGAAATGGTTCTGCATTTAATGAAGCTGTAAAATACTCTTCTTTAGATTTGGTTAAATATATGATGGAATTAGGAGCTACTGCTGACTGTTATGATAACTGGCCATTCTATAATGCTTTAAAGCATGGTAACTATGCTATTGCTAAGTATCTAATGGATAATGGTGCAGATCCTCATCAAAGAGAAACAGTTGGTAAGATTGCTTTTAAGAAATCTTTATCAGAAGATCTTACAGAAGAAGATAAACTAGCACTTCCTTATTTTAAATCTCTCTATTGTGTTTGAGAAGAAAGTAGTGAAAATTAATGGCTAAACTTCCTTATTTCTGCAAGCAAGAGAAAGAATCTATCTTATTCTCAGCTAAAGGAAAAGAAATGGTAGCATACGTTCCAGAAAAGTATTTCGATAGAAATATTGCCGAACAAGAAGGCGACTATATCAATATCATGGGTATATTCAATTATACTGTTCAAGATATCGAAACTGGTAAGAATGATGGACTAAGAATGTTTAGATTCCCATCCATGTTTGCTACTAGACCTTATGAAGTTACTAAGGTTAAGAAACTTAAACTTACTGCCAATAGTGATCCAGAAGATTATCGTATCCTTAGATATAGAGATGATGATCAAATCATCGTATCTACTAAAGTTATCCAATTCGTTGGTAACTGTGAAAAGATGCTTAACCTCTTCTTCATGCTTGGTTATGTAATTAATACAATCCCATATCAAAATATTCAAGATTTGGTTATTGAAAATATGGAAATAAATGGTTCTTCTTATGGGATCAATAACCAAATGTTTGGCTTTGCAATTTCTGAAGTATGTAGAGCAAAGAATGATGAAACTAAACCTTTCCGTTTATCAGGCTCAAAAGATATGAATGCATATAAGTCCATGTCTCTTCGTAATGTATCTAGACTTATTTCACCATATACAGCATTAATTTCTGAAGACTTTGATGAGTCTGTATTAGCTGCTATGATGAATGAAAATCCTAAAGATACACCATTAGAAGAGATTCTAGTAGGCCAAGAATAGCAGTCAAGCTGAAGGCTCTAGAATAACATTATATTAAATCTGGGGGCCATTTTTTGCTATGTGTCCTAGTCATTATAGTGAATTATGATAATCCTTAGGTTCTATATATATAGAATCACTAATAATCATTGATTGTAATGATTTCAAATTATTAGTTTTTCG